CCGATGCGTTTAAAAAAAGTACCTAACGCTAACCTACAAAAGTCTGCTTTTAGCATATAAAATTTCTCGCAAATTTTTTCTATATAAAAAACCCCGCCTATATTTTTTTATGTACAGATTTTTCCGCCCTTGGGGTTTTTACGAAAACCATTTTGAAGATATTGGATATAAGTTAAAGAGACTAGTCGTTAAACCTAATAGTAAGTTATCTCTACAGTATCACTATAAGCGTTGTGAGCATTGGGTATGTGTTCAAGGGTATGGAAAGATTATATTAGGAGAAGATACTCTAAAAGCGTATCCTGGTAAATACTTCTACATTCCTACTAAGGTTAATCATCGTATCATGGCGGGAGACGAAGGTTTAGTAATCGTCGAAGTTCAGGTAGGTGATGAATGTAAGGAGGAAGACATAGTGAGGTTAGAAGATGATTACGACAGAGTTTAGTTACCACATATATGCTAAGGGAGAAGTTCTCTTTTATAATCTGAATGAGGATGACTTTAATGTTAGGTGGAATATATTAAACAGTATGTGTGGCCCTAGTACACCATTAGGGAAAGTAGCAGACTTAAGTTTTGAGAGAGTCTTATCTCTACCTACAAAAGACGATAGTTACTAATGACACTTAAGGATCATCTAGCACCTAAGAAGAATTGGAAGAAAGAAGATTGGTTAAAACATGCACATGTACAGAAACATAACCCTTGGATAAGTGATGAAGATAGGGAATATTGGATAGATAAAATTAAAGAACTTAGTTGACAAATCATATACATACGGTGTATAATGAATGTGATGAGTTAATTATTCATGGCAAAAGGATTTACTGTTAAAGCATCTGCTCCAAAGAAGAAAGAAGCAGAGTGGGATATAGATGCTATAAAAGCTAGAATGAAAGGAAAGAAAATCGTCTTCTGTCTACCAGGCAGAGGATGTTCTTTTGTGTTCTTAAAGAACTTCGTTCAACTTTGCTTCGACATGGTTCAGAACAATATGAGTATCCAGATTAGTCAGGACTACTCATCTATGGTTAACTTTGCTAGATGTAAGGTATTAGGTGCTAATGTATTACGTGGCCCTGATCAAAAACCTTGGGATGGCAAGTTAGAGTATGACTATCAGTTGTGGATTGATAGTGACATCGTATTCACAACAGAGAAGTTCTGGCAGTTATGTGATCTTGCCGTTCCTGCTGAAGGTGACGAAAGAGGTATCACTGCTGGATGGTATGCTACTGAAGATGGTAGTACTACTTCCGTTGCACACTGGTTGGAAGAAGATGACTTCCGTAAGAACGGTGGTGTTATGAACCACGAAACCGTAGAGACTATCTCTAAGCGTAAGAAACCATTCACTGTAGACTATACAGGTTTTGGTTGGGTTATGATTAAGAATGGTGTCTTTGAAGATGAGAAGATAAAGTATCCTTGGTTTGCCCCTAAGATGCAAGTCTTTGAAAGTGGTGCGGTACAGGACATGTGTGGAGAGGACGTTAGTTTCTGTTTAGATGCTATCGAAGCAGGATATGATATCTGGTGCGATCCTCGGATACGTGTAGGACATGAGAAAACGAGGGTACTTTAAGTTATGGCAAAATCCACTGGAGTACTCGGTAACGAGATTAAGGAGGCACGTCCGAAGAAAACTCGGCAAGGAAAAGGCAAGCACACCAAATATGCGGCCTCGTCTCGAAACAAAGCACCTAAAAGGAGTAGGGGACAAGGATGATAGATTATGAACTAATCAATGAGAAACTATCAAGCGGATTAACACTCCGCTTTGATGTTGGTCTCTCTTTTAATATGCCCAACGCTAGTAAATGGTTAAGTGATGACTCAAACGTCTATGTTATTGGAATCGAACCACATCCTGGTAACTTTAAATCTTGTTGCTCGCACTTGGAGACTCACCATGCGGGGAATAGATGTTACCTTATTGAAGCTGCTATTTCTGATGTCGGTGAATCCAGAGAGCAAGATTTCTACGGACTTAGTGGAGATCCTGGCACTAGTTCTCTTTGTCGCCCAATTGGACGATTTGAAAACCTCGTTGACAGGGTATATTCCGTCGAAACAATTAGTTTAGCATCAATTTTAGATAATTTAAATTACGAAAAGGTAGATGTACTCAAGTCTGACACTCAGGGTAATGATTTAAAGGTAATGAAGAGTGCTGGAGAGCACTTAAAGAAGGTAGATTTCATCTATGCAGAGTATGATGAGTCTGATGACTATGAAGGTGGTAACACTGGAGAGGAGTTAGATGCTTATTTGGAGGAGATGGGGTTTGAATGCTATGATCGCATCTATGTACCAGAAAGAAATAACAAATTAGTTGACTGCGAATACAGAAATGTAAATAGTACTGCGGATAAACTTGGACC